AGCCAAATTCAACTCTTCAACGTCTACTCGTTAAACTTAATCTGTTGGATTCTATTGATGTACAATCTGCTTCGGGAAAACTGGATCTTATCATTCAGCTTCCATACGTGATTAAATCTGAAGCTCGAAGACAGCAGGCAGAACAACGTCGTCAAGACATTGAGTTTCAACTTAAAGGTAGTCAATATGGTATCGCCTATACAGATGGTACCGAAAAGATTACTCAGTTAAATCGTCCAGCCGAAAACAATCTCATGGCCCAGGTCGAATACCTAGTCGACATGCTATATGGTCAACTTGGTCTAACAGACGAGATTATGAAGGGAACGGCCGACGAAAAGGCTATGTTGAATTATTGGAACCGTACAATTGAACCGATCCTGCAGGCTATCGTCGAATCGATGCGGCGTACCTTCTTAACTAAGACTGCTCGAACACAGTTGCAGTCAGTTCTCTTCTTTAGAGATCCGTTTCGGTTGGTTCCAATTGAGAACATTGCTGAGATTGCCGATAAGTTTACCCGTAATGAAATCATGACGTCGAATGAAATTAGACAGGTTGTTGGTATGAAACCAAGTAAGGATCCGAAAGCGGATCAGCTGACTAATAGTAACATGCCACAACCAACTCCACCAGATCCGACGACGAATGGACATAGTCAACCAGATCCGGCTTTAACTGAGGCACTATCGAAAGTAGCTAATAGGCCAATGTCGCAAAATTAAGGAGGAACATTCAAAATGGGAGAAAAGGCTAAGCCCGACTTTAGCGGCTACGCCACCAAAGCTGGACTTCTATGCACAGACGGTCGGACTATTATGCCGGATGCTTTCAAACATCAGGATACGGAAACCGTCCCACTGGTCTGGCAGCACAACCATAATGAGCCCAGCAATGTGCTCGGTCATGCAGTCCTTGAGCATCGCGATGACGGCACCTATGCCTACTGTTATCTTAATGATACAGATCAGGCAAAGAATGCTCGGACGTTGGTGCAGCATAAAGACATTAAGTCATTGTCTATTTATGCCAATGGACTTACCGAGAAGGCAAAGAAGACTCTTCACGGATTTATTCGTGAGGTAAGTCTTGTTCTGTCGGGAGCTAATCCTGGCGCACTTATCGACAACATTACTATAGCTCACAGCGATGGCGATATGGTCACGCTCGAAGATGAAGCTATTATTTACACTGGTTTGGAACTTAATGCTGACGGAGAGTCTTCAGAGGAAGAGGAAGTTGAGCATTCTGAAGAGAATCCAACGATTCAAGAAGTTTACGATTCAATGACTTCTGAGCAGAAGGAAGTTGTCCATTATATGGTCGGTACTGCACTTTCTGAACGAGCGGACGAGTTGAAGCAGTCTTCTACTGATGACAAAAAGTCTGACAAGTCTGAATCGCTAACCCATGACGATAATAAAGAGGAAGGACGACGGATGACCCGTAATGTCTTCGAGGAGCAGGGTGGCGAAGGCAAAAAGGAAGAGAAGCACGTCCTCACGCATGACGCGATCAAGGGTATTGTCGCCGACGCTCAGAAGGGCGGATCGCTTAAGGCGGCCGTCGAGGCATATGCTCTTAAGCATGGTATCGATGACATCGATATTCTCTTCCCGGATGCTCGTAACGTTACTAATACTCCTGAATTCGATCAGAGGAGAGTCGAATGGGTCTCTGGTGTCATCAATGGCACTAGGCATTCGCCGTTCTCCCGCATTAAGTCGATCGTTGCTGATATTACCGTTGACACCGCTCGAGCACTGGGCTATGTCAAGGGTACTATGAAGAAGGAAGAGTTCTTCGGACTTGTGTCGCGCGCGACGACTCCGGCCACAATCTACAAGAAGCAGAAGCTCGATCGTGACGATATCATTGATATCACTGACTTCGATGTGGTAGCTTGGCTCAAGAGTGAGATGCGTGTTATGCTGGATGAGGAACTTGCTCGTGCAGTTCTTATTGGTGATGGTCGTCTTATTTCCGACGATGATCATATCAAGGATCCTGGTCTGACTGGTGCTACTGATAATGCAGGTATTCGTTCGATCTTGAACGAGGACGATCTTTATGCAGCTCATGTCGTACTTCCGGTCGCAGCTGATACTCCTCCGGAGATAGTTGACGCTATTATTGCCGAGATGGCTAACTATAAGGGATCGGGATCTCCGACTCTCTACACCACACTTCCAGTACTTACGTCGCTTCTAGTATTCCGAGATGCTCAGGGTCATCGTCTGTGGAGGACCACGTCAGAACTTGCTTCTGAGATGGGCGTTTCGAACATCGTCACGGTCGAAGTGATGGAGACGGAGGCAAAGCTCGTCGGTATTATTGTCAATCTGAAGGATTACACGATTGGCGCCGATAAGGGCGGAGACGTCAATTTCTTTGACGACTTTGACATCGACTACAACCAGTACAAGTACCTGCTCGAGACTCGAGTTTCCGGTGCGCTTACGAAGATTCGCTCGGCGCTGGTTGTTTCGAAGCCATAAGGTAGGTTTCCGATGACGAGGTTCTTTGGTCGCATTGGTTATGGAGATACAATAGAAAATGCACCTGGCGTTTTTGTTGATAATATTGTTGAGTATTCATATTACGGAGATGTTATTAGGAATGCGCGAAATCTCCAGGCAGGAGAAAATCTTAATCCTGATCTCAGTGTTCAAAATTCAATTAGTGTTGTGGCCGATGCATATGCCAATGAACATTTCTTTTCCATTCGTTATGTGGAATGGGCGGGGGTTTTGTGGACGGTTTCTAGTGTCGAAGTACAAAGCCCCCGTCTTCTACTGAGATTAGGGGAGGTGTATAATGGGCCAACGCCTTGAATTACACCAGATCCTTCTAGCAATCACTCAATTCGTATATTTTCAGCCACCAACCAACGTACATTTGCAATATCCATGTATTGTTTATAAACGAGGTTTTGCAGATACCACATTTGCAGATGACAATCCATACAATCATACAAAGCGATACATGATTACGGTTATTGATCCAGATCCGGATAGTGATATTCCAGATAAAGTGGCTGCATTGCCGATGAGTTTATTTAATAGATTTTATACAGCCGATGACTTAAATCACGACGTTTATAACGTCTACTTTTGAGGGAAAGGAAGGACATGGCCCCTTTGACTTGGGACGATGTTGGCGAGAAAATCTATGAAACTGGTGTAGATCACGGAGTTCTGTATCTTCCGGATCCGGCAGGCGTGTATAACACGGGCTTTGCCTGGAATGGTCTCACCACAGTTACGGAATCGCCGTCTGGTGCTGATCCCAATCCGCAGTTCGCGGATAACATTAAGTATCTGAACCTCGTTTCTGCCGAAGAGTTCGGTGGAACCATCGAGGCGTTTACTTACCCGGAAGAGTTTGGCCAGTGTGACGGTACGGCTCTTCCCTCGCCAGGCGTAGCCGTTGGACAGCAGGGTCGAAAGATGTTTGGCATGAGTTATAGGACAAAGGTCGGTAATGATGTCGACGGTGTGGACTTTGGTTATAAGTTGCATCTAATTTATGGTTGTCAGGCCGCTCCATCGGAGAAGGCTTATGCTACCATTAACGATTCACCGGCCGCGATCAATTTCAGTTGGGCTATTACAACTACACCAGTTCCGGTTACAGGCTATAAGCCTACCGCTCTGATTGTAATTGATTCTACTGTTGTAGATTCAGCTGATCTGACTGCACTCGAGGATCTGTTGTACGGCAAGGCCGCAACGGAAGCAGCTCTTCCAATGCCGGACGCCGTTCTTGCACTATTTGGTCCTTGATCTTTAGATAGGAGGCCAAGGAATGCTGACGATTATTGTTCCAGGCGTCGAAATGTTTGATGAGAAGTCACAAGAATTTGTTACCAAAAACGATGTGACTTTGAAGTTAGAGCATTCTTTGGTCTCACTGTCAAAATGGGAGTCAAAGCACGAGAAGCCTTTCTTGGGTAAGACCGAGAAAACAAATGAAGAAATTATTGACTACATAAGATGTATGGTATTGACTCCTGGTGTTTCTGAAGAATTTCTCTTTAAACTTTCAGAGAAGAATTATACAGAAATCAACGAATACATCGAAGCTAAGATGACTGCTACATGGTTTAATGATCCACCAGGAGCTCCACAGAGTCGAGATGTGATTACAGCCGAGCTCATTTACTATTGGATGGTTGTTTTTCAGATTCCGTTCGAATGTGAGAATTGGCATCTTAATCGATTATTCACTTTAATCCGAATCTGCAACATTAAACAGTCGAAACCTCAGAAGATGAGTCGAGGTGAAATGGCAGCTCGAAACCGAGAGCTTAATGCTCAGCGTAGACAACAGTTGGGCACGTCAGGTTAGAAAGGAAAATGACATGCAGGTAAGTCCTGAATCTCAGACCTTTGGAGAAATTCATGAGCTAACCCCTGAAGTTGAGAAAGTTATGAAAGAAATGACGGCTGAGGGAAAAATTATCGCTAAAGCTGATTCTCGAGAACCACTTCAAAAGCTTCAAGATGATCTTCGTAAAAGAGGTTATAAAAACATCTTCGACAAGAGGTAATAATGACAACTCTTGCTTGGGATGAAATTGGCGATCGAGTTTATCAGACGGGTATTGATCGTGGAGTTCTCTATCTCCCAGATGGCACGGTAGCTCCTTGGAATGGTCTTACTGGAGTAGAAGAAGATTCTTCCTCCGAAGTAAAATCATTCTATCATGAAGGAGTGAAGTTCTTACAAAATTTTGTTCCTGGTGATTTTGAAGGAAAGCTCAAAGCGTTTACATACCCAGAAGAATTCGATCGAGTCCAAGGAGTCTCTAGTATTTCTCCTGGATTTGACATTTATGATCAACCAGTAAGTAGTTTTAGTTTATCATATAGAACAATTATCGGTAATGATGTATCTCCAAACTATGGGTATAAGATTCATATTCTATATGATGTCATTGCCAATCCTGATTCTGTTTCATTCAACAGTTTGCAAGATTCTGGAGCTCAAGCAACTGAATTCGGATGGTCTTTGAGTGGAACTCCATCAAAACTTAGGGGTTTCAAACCAACCGTTCATGTTGCTATCGATTCAACGCAAACACCTCCCGAAGTCATGCAAATTTTGGAAGATCAACTTTATGGAACAGAGACAAGCGATCCTCGTCTTCCATTACTTTCGGAAATTGCTGGATATTTCGGATATCTAGATGCGCTTATCATTGTTGATCATGGAGATGGTAGTTGGACAGCTGTCGATGCATCGGATAACTATATTACGATGATAGATGAGACTACTTTCCAGATTGATAATGCAGACGTTACATATTTGGATGCAGATACTTATGAAATTTCATCTACGAATGATTAGTAGGAGGTGAAATGGCTACAGTTACTGGTCTTACCGCCGATCGAATGCTTGAAATTGAAGCTGAGTCGGTTGTTGATGGCACTATTATCGGTGGCGAACTGATTCTTACAAAGCATGATGGATCGACGATCGATGCCGGTAGTGTAATAGGTCCCCCCGGTCCTGAAGGTCCTATGGGATCAGATCTTAACGTTCTTGTAGAGCGAGCAATTCTTGATGTTGGAATTCCAAATCAGATTCGTGCTGGTCGACCGCTAACCGTAACAGACTTTACGAATATTGGATTATCTGCCCCTGTTGGCCTGTGGAAATTCTCAGGCGATGTCGCAGATTCAAGTGGTAATGCTCGAGCTCTTGTACAAAAAGGCGCAGTACCGTATGCACGCGGAATTGATGGAGTTGACAGCACCTCCGTACAGTTTAATGGATCCAATGCTCTTTATATTGCAGACACAGGAGCAGCCGATCCATTTCGTCTAAAAACAGGATCTTTTGGCGCATGGGTTAGGACGTCAAAACAGGGTGTGCTTCAATCTGTCATTACAAAGCGTGGAGCAGCAGGTCAGTTGGGTTATTGGCTTAGAATTTCTACTGCTAACGTGTTTACTTTTGGGATAAGTTCTACAGGTAGCGATGTTCTTGAACTTATCGGTCTATCAAAAGTTTGTGATGATCGCTGGCATTTCGTCGTGGGTGTATTTGATGGGATATTGCAAAGTCTATATGTCGATGGAACTTTGGAAGCAACGCAGCTACTTGGTGGTTCTGGATCCGGTTTGATATTTGGATCTAATGGACCTTTGAATATTGGTGCTTGGGGTGCAAATGCAGCTACAGGTGTTTCTGAGCCGAATTTCGGTCGAGTTGATGAAGCATTTCTGACTCCTGAAATTCTTTCAATTGATAAAGTTTACAACTTTTATTGTGCAAAAATTCCTCATACGCTTGCGGCAGTTCCGTCTGGAGCTTCACTCAATATTCATCCGGGAGCTAAGGGTGCGTCCTTGCTTCCTGCCGATTTTCCGGCTATGCCATTACGTCTGTACAATTTCTCAGCTGCATCGCTTGGAAATGACGGTTCTAATGCTGGTGCGGGTTTGACTGTCGTTGGTACTCCAGTTTCTGTACCTGGTGTTGACGGTACTCAAGGTAATGCATATGGATTTTCTGGTGCTCAAAGATTATTGGCTCCAGATACAGGACTACCTGCTGGAATTGCAACGACTTCTTATGGGTGTTGGGTTAAATGTTCGAACGGAACTTCTGCATCGTTGTATGTTCTTACTTGGGGAACGATCAATGGTACAAATGATACCCGCATAGCTATTGTATCCGGTAATATTGTGTTTACTAATGGTGGATCCTCGGTGACAGGACCGTTTATTTCTGATGGGAATTGGCATTTCGTGGTGGTTGTACAAGATAACAACGCTATTGATGGTTTGAAGCGAAAGTTTTATGTCGATGGACGACTCATTGCATCGTCGGTTACTTTGAATGCTATTGTACTTGGCGGAGCTAATAAGTTTGTCATCGCTTCATCTCTTGCGAGTGCTAGTAACTTTATTGGACAAATCGATACTGTATTTGTCTGTGATTACACATTAATGCTGGGCGATATTAATAAACTTTATACTAAGAGTTTATATGAGCATCTACCTTCGCCAAAGAATGCTGGAGATCATGTTCTTCAAATGTCAGATACAGATCTTCTAGTTGCATTCGATACATTGGATATTGCACATAAGGTAAGTATGAAGGTAATGGCATGAAAACTCAGCAGAAAGATCTTAGACGTGTAACAGTATTGACCACGATGCTTCCTGTAGCTGATGTAGCTGTTGGTAATGGCGTATTTTCAGACGGTACGCCGTATCATATGATCAGAACTGCTACTGGTGAGTATACGATGTATTTCGATTCTCGTATATTTGTGATTAGTGGTGCTATAGGAGTTAATGCTCCTGGTCGTCATTTCTATAAATTCGAAGTTGTTGCCGCCGGTCAAGTACGCGTTCAGGTTTTGGACCCCGATTCTGGCGCAGGCGTGAATTCAGCAAACTTCGATGTAACTATTTCCGTTCTAGATACTCGTACTTAGGATTTCCGATGAGATTTGAACTCTCCGGAAGTATAAGTCGTGCGGAACCACATGCAGAGAATCTTAAACCTGGAAATTTCATTCCTGCTGATTGGATTGCTCTAGGCTATACCAATTTCGATGTTATTTGTATTGGTGGAGGTGGAGGAAGAGGTGGTGGTGTTGACACCCAAAATACAGGAACGCTCATTCGAACATATGGTGGTGAAGGCGGTGGAGGAGGCTATCACCGCGTTCAAGGCCTTCTCTCGCAGCTTCCAGCTAATGTCCCGGTCGTTGTTGGCGCAGCTGGAGCGGCTGGAACAGATCAGGTCAGCAATCCTGCTCTTACCACTGATGGCGGTAATGGCGGATATTCTTCGTTCAACACAGCCCTCTGTTCTGCTTCCGGTGGTATGGGCGGAAAGAGAGCTCAAACCGCCACTACGACTGCCGCACCTCTAGCTGATGGCGGTCAAGGTGGAATAGGTAATCGTACTGCTGTCGGAGGTGGAGGTGTTGGTGGACACTGTGGAGATCCTGATGACGATCCGTCTACCAGCACAGATGGAGAAGATGGCCCCATTATCGACGATATTGGTCATGGCGGAGGCGGAGGAGCCGGAGGGATTGCCGCATATACCGGAAGTTCGTACCTTGAAGCTACCGCCGGAGGTCGTGGATCATATAATCCAGATGACGTGTTGGTTGCTGGAGACGGAGAAGACCCACAGGAGGATCCAGGAACTGGAGTCGATGTTATTAAACCAGGAAGAGGTGGAGGAGCTACGGCTTCGCCATTGAATGGACTGCCTTATAATTATGGTCGTGCGGGTGTTTCGGGCGCAGTCGTTATTTATCTCTCCTCGAAGTAATCATGATTAATTTTACTCAAACGGGTGATTTCAATAAAACAGAGGAATATTTAAATCGATTATCAAGAGGAGATCTATCTCAGGTCTTGAATAAGTACGGAACGCTTGGTGTCAATGCTTTATCCAACGCTACACCTACAGATTCTGGCTTGACTTCAGAGTCATGGTATTACACAATCGAGTCGAGACCTGGATATTACTCGATTCGTTGGCACAATAGTAACGTACACAACGGTATACCTATTGCAGTCTTGATTCAATACGGGCATGGCACCAGAAATGGCGGCTATGTACAAGGTCGAGACTATATTATGCCTGCGATGCGACCTATATTTGATCAAATAGCAGAAGAAGCATGGAAGGAGGTGACCAGAGTGTAATGGCGACTATCGATGACAAAGTCGTTGCAATGAGTTTCGAGAACAGTAAGTTCGAATCGGGCGTTAAACAAAGCATTTCCTCGATCGATAAACTTAAAGCAGCACTTAAATTTGATGGTGCGACCAAAGGTTTAGAAAATATTGACAGAGCTACTCAAGGTGTTCAAACTGGTCTCCTCTCCAAGATAGGCAATGCTCTTGATTCTATAATTCCAAAGTTTGATGCACTTAGGCTGGTTGCAATTGGCGTAATGTCACAGATTGCTACGAAAGCTATAACTGCAGGTGCATCATTAGTCAAATCACTTACTTTGGACCCAATTATCCAGGGATTTCATGAGTATACGACGAACCTAAATGCTGTCCAGACGATCATGGCCAATACTCAGGCCGCGGGCACTACGCTTAAAGATGTCAATAAAGCTCTGAATCAGCTGAACCACTATTCAGACAAGACAATTTATAACTTCAGTGAGATGGCTCGTAATATTGGTACGTTTACGGCTGCTGGTGTGGATCTTAAGACATCTACAGAGGCAATTAAGGGTATTGCTAACCTGGCCGCACTTTCTGGCTCAAACGCCGATCAGGCTTCGACAGCAATGTATCAGTTGTCACAGGCTATTGCAGCTGGTCAGGTTCATCTACAGGACTGGAACTCAGTCGTCAATGCTGGTATGGGTGGTACGGTCTTCCAGCGTGCGCTCGCACAGACGGCTGTAGCCATGGGTACGATTGATGGAAAGACAGTAAAACTTACTGGTAAGATGAAGAATGTCTCGATTGCTGGTAATAGTTTCCGTCAGTCACTCACACCTAAGCCGGGTGAGAAATCATGGCTCACATCCAAGGTCCTGACGACTACACTTTCGGAATTTACGGGCGATTTAACAGACGCCCAGCTCAAAGCTAAGGGATTCAACGAAGAGCAGATCAAGGCTATCCAGCAAACGGCCAAAACAGCAATGCACGCAGCTACTCAGGTCAAGACGCTAGGACAGCTCTTAGATACAACGAAAGAAGCCATAGGATCTGGTTGGGCTCAGACCTGGCAGCTTGTCTTTGGTGACTTCAATCAAGCCAAAACGCTTTTCACCGGAGTCTCCAACGCCATTAACGGATTCATCAGTACGTCGTCCAAAGCCAGAAACAATGTTCTAAAAGATTGGGCGGCACTAGGCGGCCGAACGGCCTTGATCAAGTCGATCGGAAACATCTTTAAAACATTGGGCGCCATCCTTGCGCCGATCAAAGATGCTTTCCATGACATCTTCCCACCAGTAACAGGAAAGAATCTCGCAGATCTAACCAAGAGATTTGAAGAGTTTACCAAGTCGCTCAAACCTAGTAAAGAAGTTATCGACGGTTTGCATCGAACATTCAGAGGATTCTTTGCGATTCTGGACATTGGTAAGCAGATTCTTGGTGGAATCTTCGATGTGTTCAAGCGAGTTTTTAGTGCAATCGCTGCTGGTACCGGAAGTTTCCTCGGTATTACCGGTAGTATCGGCGACTTCTTTGTCAAAGTAGACGAAGCATTGAAGAAGGGTAAAGGGCTCAGCAATTTCTTCAATGGTCTCGGAGATATCTTAGTTGCGCCCGTCAAAATGATAGAAAAGCTTAAGGATGCCTTAGCGCATGTATTCGATGGATTTTCCTCCGGGGGTCCTGCCGGAAAAGCAAGCGGTATTCTCGGGCAAATCGGCACAGCCTTTGGCAATTTGCTTGAAGCATTCTCACATTCGGACAAAATTATTAATCATGTAATTGATGCTTTTAGTCAGTTTGCTCAAGCGATCGGTCCATCCATTGTCAAGGCATTCCAGAACATTAACTTCGAAGCAATTCTTGCCGTGATTCGGACGGGGCTGCTTGGCGGTCTTGTCATCATGTTCAAGCAGTTCCTTGGTAGCGGTAGCCTCTTGCAACAGCTTGGGCTTGGTGGACTCGGTGGCGGAATCATCGACAAATTTACCGCGCCGTTTAGTACTCTTACTGGTACTTTGAAGGACATGCAAACTCAGATCAAGGCAAAAACTTTGGAAGAAATTGCTATTGCAGTTGCACTCCTGGCCGCTTCGGTTCTTGTGCTGTCACTCGTTAATCCGAAGAAACTGAGTGCTTCTCTAGGAGCGATGACTGTTGCTTTTGGTGAACTTCTTGCTGGTATGGCCATCTTGACCGCTGTTACTAAGACGGCTGGATTTATCAAGCTTCCGGTTATTGCTTCGTCATTGATCTTGTTGGCTGGAGCTATTGTCATCCTTACGCTGGCGGTGGCAATTCTTGCTCAGCTCGATTGGAATCAATTGACGAAGGGTCTTACTGGTGTCGGCGTTCTATTGGGCATTATTTCCGTAGCAGTCATTCCACTTTCAGCAAATTCAGCTGGAATGATTCGAGCGGGTGTTGGCATTACTGCAATTGCGGTAGCTTTGTTGATTCTTTCTGAAGCTGTTAAGCGATTTGCCAAGATGAGTTGGGGCGAACTGGCCCAAGGCTTGATTGGCGTAGGTGTTGGTCTTGCCGTTTTGATTGCTGCCATGAGATTTATGCCCACTGGTGGTATGGTTGCAGCCGGTGTTGGTCTAATTGCTCTGTCAGTTGGACTTGAGATTCTAGCCGGTGTGGTTACCAAATTCGGCAACATGGATTGGGCCGTAATGGGCAAGGGTATGCTTGGTATCGGCGCCGCTCTTGTTGTTATCGCTGGTGCTATGCGACTCATGCCTGGAAATCTACTCGTGACTGCTGCCGGGCTCCTAATAGTTTCGCTTGCCCTAGAGCAGATTTCGAAAGTTATTAAGGGCTTCGGCGGAATGTCTATCAACGAGATCGCAAAGGGTTTGGGCACTCTTGCTGGAGCTTTGATCATCCTAGGTGTGGCTTTATATGCGATGTCGGGAACTCTAGCTGGTTCCGCGGCATTAGTGGTTGCAGCATACGGTGTATCTGTCCTTGCTGGAGCTCTCAAAACACTGGGGAGTATGTCTTGGCAGCAGATCGTTACAAGTTTGGTAGCTCTGGCGGCAGCATTCGTGATTCTCGGTGTCGCTGGGTCTCTGATTACTCCTGCAATTCCTGGTCTACTCGGTCTTGGTGCTGCCATGCTATTGATAGGCGCAGGACTAGCCCTAGCCGGAGTAGGCATATCTCTAATTGCAGCTGGGCTTAGTGCTCTGATTGTAGCTCTACCAACAGGCATAGGAATTATAATAGCTGCGCTTTCTGAGCTCTTAAAGGGGCTCATCGACAACGCAAAGCTCTTAATTCTCGGTGTACTCGAGATTGCCGACCAGTTGGCTAAGACTGCTCCAAGATTTGTGGATGCATTCATCAAGATTCTTAATAGTGTTATTGACGGACTTAGTAAACTTACACCTAAGTTCGAAGAGCTAATGCAGATTCTGATAGATGCAATGTTGAAACTCCTGGATGATAATGAAGATAATATCATCAACGCGGGTATCAACTTTGTCCTGGCGTTCCTCAAGGGAATCAACGATAATGTTTCTAAACTTGTCGACGTTGGTATACAAATTGTCACTACTTTCTTGAGTAGCATAGCTTCTCATGCAGGTGAAATTGCTGCTGCTGGCTTGAATATTATCGTCAAGATTGTAGAAGGAATAGCTAATAACGTCAAGAAACTCGTAGCGGCTGGTGCTGACATTATCGTCAATATCATCAAGGGCGTTAGCAATTCCTATAACAAGGTTATTCAAGCTGGTGCGGATGCTATCTCGAAGTTTATTACCGGTGTAGAAAATGCTGCAGAAAAGATAATCAGAGCCGGTGTAGCTGCAGCAACAAAGTTTATGAATGCTATGTCTAATCAGATTCCTAGGATGGCCAATAACGCTGCTACTGCATTTATTCATTTGTTGAATAACATGTCAGATGTTATTGAGAAACGACAACCCGAAGTAATGGTTGCCATGGCCGGAGTTGGCGCCGCAATCATCAAGGGAACGGTCAAAGGAATCGAAGGTGGTCAGCAAGAGATCCTGAATGCTATCATGGATCTAATTCCAGGACCCATCAAGAGTGTCGCTAAGAAGGTACTAGGCATTGCCTCACCGTCTAAGTTGACCATGGGTTATGGTAAGGCTATTGCAGATGGATTCATAATTGGTATGCGTCAGGGTATGGCGGAGTCAGAACAAACTGCCGCTGACCTTGGTACTCAAGCGATGAATTCAATGCAAAGATCTATTCAGAACATTTCCGGTATGGTAAGTGCTGAGATGGACAAGAATAATCTCATACTTACACCAATTCTGGATCTGACGCAAGTTCGAAGCCAAGCTCAGGAATTGTCGAAACTAACTACGGTCTCTCCAATAACGGCAGCCGTTTCTCTGAAACAAGCTTCGAATATTTCTCCAATAACACCAGATGCACAAACTGTTGCGGCTTTGGGTGGATCTGCTGTTCATTTCGAACAGAACAACTACTCTCCCAAGGCTTTGACCGAGGTTGAGATTTACCGACAAACAAGGAATCAGCTATCTCAGCTCAAAACATCTCTCGCCATCAACTAAACATTGCTAGGGGCCCCCTTCGGGGGGTCCAAGGAGGTTCGAGCTGTGCTAACTGAAGTTAAAGCGTATAGTTCATTGCAAACAGCTCCACCTCTATATTTGGTTGAGAATGGTAGAGCTGAAAACGACTTGATTCAAATTCGTAACATCGATGGGTTGGATCCAGTTGTCGCATCGGTCGGTACAACGCCATATGGTTCTTCTGATGGAGAAGCCTATACAGGCAGTAGTGTATTAAGTCGGAACATCGTCCTTACACTACATCCAAATCCAGATTGGACGAACTATTCGCCCGAAGCTCTTCGTAGACTTCTATATTCATACTTCATGCCAAAGCAATTGGTGCGATTAGCGTTTCTTAGCGACGACATGCAGGATGTGGATATTCGAGGCGTAGTGGAGAGTTTTGCGGCCAACCAATTCAGTAAAGATCCAGAATACCTCGCTTCGATCATTTGTCCAGATCCATATTTCAGTGCGACTGAACCTATAATTCTCACCGGGAATGCTGGCGATGCTGATTTAGATATTGAGTATAGTGGAAATATCCCCGGGGGCATTCAGGTTGAAGTCGATTGGAGTTCAGGAACTAACCCCACAACGATCTCAATCGAAATCGGAAATCCAGATCTTTCAAGTTTTGAAGTAAACGCGCCCAATATTGTAAGCGCGAATAATTATTTTCGAATGAGTTCAGTTCCCAGAAGTAAGTACGTTGAGAATGTTTACACGAGTGGAGCTAATAAGGGAAAAATCATCAGTCTTCTCTCTAATGTAACTGTTCAAGAAGGTTCTACATGGCCAATGCTTCAACCTGGTACAAATTCCTTTGCGGTTGTTACCGATCATGGAGTACAAGGCTGGAAGCTTGCATATTTTGAAAAGTATGGTGGGCTCTAATGGATCTATATACTTTGGATCGATCGTATATTCGACAAGATCTTATTGAGGAATTCGATTCGCTCATTTGGACAGAGCGATATTACGGCGATAGTGAATGTGAAGTAATTGTTCCCTTACAAAGAGATCTAGTTCTTAAATTGCAAGAAGGCACATTTCTCTCCATCGATCAAAGTAACGAACCGATGATCATTGAGACTTTCACTATTACCCCCGAGGCTAAGATAAAAGTTGTCGGCATTTCTGTTTTATCTTGGCTTAATAATCGGTTTGTTCGTAATAGCGTTGATCATAGGAAAACGCAATGGAAGATTACGAGTCAACATCCGGGTGAAATATTGTGGATGATCGTCAAGCAAATGTGTACCGCGCAGAGTACAATTATAGGTACGAATAAAATGGGTCTTGGCAGTGCTGCTAGAGAACTCGAATTGATAATTCCTGGACTAAAACTTGATGCTCAGGACACATCAGGTAAAAAAATTAAGAAGACTTTAGTTCCATTTGGACCTGTGTATGATGCTTTGCGTCCGATTGCCGAACAGTATAATATCGGAATGCGAATTACTCTAAAAGATGAAGATGATGGTCCAACGCTTAGATTTCGAAGTTATGCGGGATTGAATCGTACAAGTAATCAAACAAAAAACGATATAATTCGATTTTCATCAACAATGAATTCTTTAGCCAAAGTTAATGAAATTCGATCTAGGGCAGATTTCACAACGTTGATATATTCATACGCGTCAAGTCTTGAGAAAATTGATACCGCGGATAATAATAGTAATCCGGATACATGGCTGCAGCAAGACAACAAACCTGGAATTGCCCGTCGAACACCACAAGTAGGGAAGTATACCGGGTTTGATTTGCGCGCCAGATTGCTATTATGCGATGATATTAAGATTAAGAATGATCTTGACGAAGAAGACAAGAACGGTCCTGAAGATACTGTACCTAAAAAGCGGGTAGAACTTCTCGATGTTCTAGATAATCGAGCAAATAAAGAATTGAAGCAGCATCTGTACGTACGGACTGTAGACGGTGAAGTTGCTCCTACAAATCTATTTCAATATGGAAAAGATTATGCTCTTGGTGATGTCATTGAGGTACAAGGAAATACTAACCTTGTCGAGAAATCTCGAGTTACGGAATACATTCGTTCCCAAGACTCGAATGGTGAGCAAGCATATCCTACGGTCGTAGCACTTGATCCCTAGGAGTATAATGCAACTACTTCTATATTTCGGAATATTTTGGGGAGGATTATTTGTAGGATATATGCTACATCATTGGTTAATCTCCATAAAGTCGTACGATGGCACTATGCGTGTAATCCTAGAAGAGGAAAAGACGGTATATTCACTTGAACTTGCCGAGGATCCGATTGAACTTGCACATAGACCCCTGGTTATATTTAAGGTTGAGACGGTAGATTCTGATCGCGAATGAAACTTCGCTTATAATGAGGAATCTATCTAAGGAGCAACATGTCGTATTTGTTCAGTCCGCTTGAAAAAGCTGTGAACACTGCGCTGAATCAGCTGAATTATTATGAAACTGGTTCTGAAGAGTATGCTCGAACGATGGATGCATTGGTCAAGCTGCACAAAATGAAGGAAGAAGAAAAGCCTTCATCAGTGAGCAAAGATACAATGGCCATCATTGCAGCAAATCTCCTCGGAATCTTCATGATAATCACGCATGAACGCGTAAATGTCATCACATCGAAAGCATTTGGACTGTTACTAAGACCGAAATGAACTCAGAAGAAGAATTCTAGAAAGGGGGTCCCTACGGGGACTCTCTTTTTTCGATCTCAAAAAATCCCCGGGGGGAAAATTTCCTACAAGGTCGCAGATATTACATCGCATATAATGAAATGTACTATACCTATAAAGGAGTAATTATGCTTAGATTTACAGGAAACTTCATCATGGCGGTCCTCTTCGGACCGTTCTGGTTGACGTGGATGTTGGTTAAAGCAATAAAAAACTAGCCTCACAGGAAATACATATCTGAAAGGGAGGATTCTAACAAGGATTCTCTTTTTTCCAATCGCAGAAAAAACACACGCTATAGTGAAGAGAATACAGGAATAAAGCGTCTGAAATAATGACGAGGCCCTGGAACTTAGAAATCACTAAGCAAGTTCTCTTCTTTTTTCTTTTCGAGAATGGGTAGCCCGTATAAGGGATGACAAAAAGCCTAGGCTACAAATCATCCGTCTTTCTCTGTAAAGAAACGCGGGTAATTGCTCGCCGGGCTACTCGTATTAACTCTACGGCGGGGAGGTACATCGCACCTGGCGGGTTAGCGGTAAATGCCTGAGGCTACGTAGAGAGTGCGCGGTCACTTGATCGATGTCACCCCCTCGAATGCACATCAGGGACACGGCGCACATAAATTTATCCACTACAAAGGAGTTAAAATGGCCGAGGAGATCACACTCGCAAAGGCTTGCATGGACGTTTTCTCTCCCAGCCGAAAGATGACGACCCAGGAGTACCGGGAGTTGACCCATCAGGACAAGGAGGATCTGCGCGAGGCATTCATCAAGGAGGGCTACAACATCACACCACTCAAGGCGCCTTCACCCGAAACAGAGAGTTAGATGCGAACGATCCATTTCAAACGACAACTTCTAGGCAAATGGCGCCGAGACGATGGGGAATCTAAAACCCATGTAAATGAAAGAGCCATGACTCGTGAAATTCAAAAATTGCTCGACGATGGTTGGCATATGAGAACTGAAGGTATGACCATCATTCGTGGCATAACCATGTTCAAAAATTAAGGAGAAATGTGGAAGGTAAGAGAGTCGCCATTCTCGTTGAAGTGAATCTCGATCTGGTCTCAGGTCACTTCGACAATGTGCAGGATTACATCAAACTCATTGAAAGTTTTCTCGATCGAACGGTTCCTCATTACGAGCCGACCGTAAGAGAGGTCATAGATTTTCCCGCACCTAGAGCCTCAAGGAAATAATGACTGAACTAACACCAAACGAGCGGGAGTTGTTCGAACTCATCATGCAAGGGTTTCAGCGTCGTTACGGTCAAACGTTCGACTGTTCTGGATCAGTAGTTATGCGTGCTGTTGAAATTTCACAAGCACTCGCAGATGGTCAGTTGTTGCGCGTGATAGTTGAGAAAAAGCCTCGATGATGGTTCTTGATCCTTGGCATATTTCCTGGTGGACGAATGTAGGTGCCTGGACCGTGGCATTGCTGATTATCATTGCTGGGTATGCTCTTGGTTACCTTGCGACTAAGAGACGACGGTAATTCGCAGAGTAAACTTGCCCTATAGTAGAGGGAATGTTCTTCATCCTAGATGAAGATCTCTGTAGCCGCCACTACAGACCCTCTACCTTTTTCCATCTCTGCAGGAGGTGTTTATGTTTGTCTATGTGGTAAATAAACAGTCCTACGGATTTTTTCATTTTCTGTGGGATTGCTTCATGGTGATTTTCACATGGGGGTTTTGGCTGATCTGGATTTTCGTTCGAGAAATGCGGAAGCGAAACTCATATCCTTGTTAGGAAAGGTTAGTTATGCTTACTGGGGTTGTCAAGCAAGTTCGATACGCAAGGTATCTGGTAAACGAAAATTCAACCACTGTTCTGACGGGTGTGGGTGTCGTAGGTGTTCTGACAACCGCATATTTGACCGGACGCGCCTCCTTCAAAGCTGCTCGAATTATTGAAAAGGAAGAACTTACATATGCTGTTGTTACCAAAGACGACGACCCTGAGATTGCTGAGCCTCTCCGAGGATACGAATTCACAACCCTCGAAAAGGCTCGAATGGTCTGGCGTCTCTATATTCCGCCCGTTCTTTTGGGTGCGACTACGATTGTCAGCATCATTGCGGCGAACAGACTAGCATCAAGAAAGATCGCAGCTCTAGTGATTGCATCAGGAATTTCGGATCGAGCATTTAAGGAATACAAGGAACGAGTAGTCGAGAAGTTTGGTGAAAACAAAGCTCGCGATATTCAGGATGAAATTGCTCAGAAGCGCGTGGAGGGCGAGTTCATAAATAATGAAGTGATTGTGCTTGGTGGCGAAGTTCTGTGCTTTGATCTGCACAGTGGGCGATATTTCCACAGCACACACGAAGCCATTAAGCGAGCCGAAAACAAGATCAATCACGAACTCGTTCATTTCGAAGCTGCTAGTCTAAGTGAATTCTACGATGAGCTCGGAGTAGCCGCCACGAATTATAGTGATCAGGTAGGCTGGGATGTTGGTAATCAACTAACGGTTTTAATTTCAACCGTAATGTCTCCAGATAATCGGCCATGTCTTGCGATTGATTTCAATCCGTTTCCCGTGTATGACTATAATCGACCTCACTATGGACCGTAAGGATTATGATCTATCAAATTAAATCCCATTTTGAGAGAAATAAAAATACTTACATAATTATCGGGATCGCAGGTATAACATACCTTATAATGAGACGCAACATTGCCCAAGGGGTGATGGGTGGAGCCGATGCCCAAGGGGGATCCGCGAACACTGCGTCTTTTATTTTTCGAAATAAACAGACTATCAAGATTTCAAATGTCCTAGCTCGTGATGGTCGTGGACATCCAGGATGGCCTGTTCAAAACATAGAAACAAAACAGGTCTTCTTTTCTCAAAAAGATGCTGCCAGTGCGTTTGATATTCCAGAAGGTCTTTTGTCAGGACATCTCAAGGGTAAGTTTCCTGACGTTGATGGTTTACATTTTGAACGAGTAAATCTTGTAGCAGCATAGAAAGGGGTTAGCGTGAGTATCGAGTTGGAACTAGAGGACGATGGTCAGGTCAGAGTACGTCTTGATACCGAGGGTGAACGAGCAGTCTCTGATACGGCCGATCCTGTGCAGTTGATCAAAGATATTTGCGAAACTGCCGAATTAGCTTGGATGGAGAATACGGGCGGTAATTTGCCCGAGATAACCATCATGCTACCTTCCCCCAAAGAGCTCGAGGAAGACGAGAGTGCTTAAGAAGACAATCACGTATGAGGATTTCAATGGAGATGAGGTAAGCGAAGATTTCTTCTTCCATCTCTCCAAAGCCGAACTTGTTGAAATGGAGCTAAGCCACGAAGATGGTTTGTCCGAAGCTCTACAGAGAATTATTGCCGCCAAAGATGGTAAGGGTATTGTAACCGAATTTAAGAACATCATTTTGAGCGCATATGGTAAGCGATCTTCGGATGGAAAGAGGTTTGTCAAAAATGCAGATGTCCGAGAAGAGTTTGAATCCAGTGAAGCCTATTCCACTCTCTTCATGGAACTGGTCACGGATACCGACGCGGCCATCGAGTTTATCAACGGGATTGTTCCATCGGGTCTGGCCGAAGATGCGGCCAAAGTTACAGGAGCTGATCTCGAAGTAGTCAAATCGAAACCAATCATCATATCCAAAGCAGATATTGCAGCAATGAGTCGTGAAGACATTATAAACCTTCCAGCACGTGTATCTGCTGGTGAAATTGTACTTAGTGAAGAATAGGAGATTCTAATGGCTGCTACTAATCAACTCGCTCTTGTCAAGCTAGCGGTGAACGTAGTTGCGAGCGCTAGCGTTTGGAAGGTCGTCAACGAC